AATACTAAATTATTAATTATTTAATCAGAACTAGTTGTTTTGTAAACATAATCTCCTTTATAAAGACCATCTTGAACAGCTTGTTCAGAATATGCTAATCCGCCCCAATTTACATCCATAGCATTAGTGCTGTTAGGTCCAGTAGTTTCTTGTTCATGGAACATTTTATCTAAAGGAGTATATTGACCCTCATATAAATTCATAGGGTCATATGCTGGGAAAGAATTATTATTATAAGGAGCATCATCCCTACCAGCATCTACTAATTTAGTTTGAGGAGGTCTTTGAGTTGATAATGGGATAGCTTGTGCGTCAGAACCATAAGTTAAAACGGGTGGTAATCCTCCTTGAGGGTCAGTAGGGCTTGGTCTAAATTTATAAATAGGTTTACCTTGAGTATCGTAAGAATGTTGTAAAAATAATACAGGACAATTAATATTTTGACTTCTTTGCCAATCTAAAAACTCAACATATTCTTCTAAATTATTAAATTTAATAGGATTAACACCAGGTATTTTAGCCAATCGAGAATTATGTAAATATAATTCTTTACCTTTTTGTATTAAAATATTAGGACAACTGTTTTTAGTAACATCAAATCCTTCAATAATATCTTTGGAAGTATAATTACAAGTAAAATATAATCCTAATATGAAAACAACAAGTATTGAAATTAACTTTAACATATATATATTAAATGACGATAAATAATTTTTCATAATTTCTCTCTTGGTAAAATAAAATATAGGAAAAATATATATGAAAATAGTGTATGTCAAAGATACTAATGCGTTGGAATTCGATAAACAAAATAAACAAAACATTGTATTTGCGAAATATTTTAGTCCAGGATGCCCAGCTTGTATAGCTATGGAATCTGAATGGGATGATATGTGTAAAGATATTGACAATAAATATAATACTGATTTGATTCTAGCCCAGATAGATCCTACTGGAATGAGTAAATTGGAAAAGACAGCTACATATAGTGATGTAGATTATGTTCCGAGTATAGTAATTTTAAAAAATGGGAAAAAAATTGCTGAGTATGATGGTCCTAAAAACAAAGATAATATGATAGAATTTCTACTAAAAAGGGGATATTTAAAACATAAAATGAAAGGAGGTTCTAAAACAGTTAAAAGAAGAAAGTCTAAAAGTAAACGAAGAAAAAGAAAAAATACAAGAAGAAACAGAAGAGGTTCTGGCGCATCAAATCGTAAATCAACCGTTAAAAAGGGAGATATCGACGATTTTAATTTTGTAGAAAATGAAATATGGTTTAAACCATTTTTAGTAGCATTAAATAATAATTTTGATATTAGTCATAGAATAACCTATACGGAAACACAAGATTTTGCTATAAGAAGTGTTGATAAAGTATTCAGACCAAAAGGATTAACCACTGTATCAGTATGGGAATCTGGCGCTGACTGGGTAGAGTGTCCTAGAAATGAAAGTATACAATTTAATAATAATTGTAGAGAAAGTCCAGGTTTTGGAAATAGACATGTTCCTAGTTCAAGAAAATTCAATCCCAAATATAATAATTTAAAGTCAGGAGATGTAAGATTAAAGAGTGAATTAGAATTAGCTAAACAAAGTTATGAATATCTTAAATATATGAAAGCAATTGATATTATGGTAAGAACACCAAGTAGCGATTATACTAGATTTAGTAGCGAAGGAGATGAAAACAAAAAATTTATGAAAAAGATGCGGGAAATCCAAAGTGGTCAGAATATAGAAGATCCGTATAGAGCAATATTAGAAGCATATGGATATGAGAAACCAGTATCTATAGAGGAAGTTAAACAAGCACATAAAGAAACAAAAAAAATGATGGATGAGACTCATGATATGATTGACGATAGATTAAGTAAAGAACCAATCTCTGGTGGAAAAAAATCCAGAAGAAGGAGAGGAAGAAAAAGAAAATTGTCAAGAAAAAGAAAATTGTCAAGAAAACATTAATTTAAATTAATACGTTTAAAGATATTTAGATATATTAATTATGGAGGGATTTCAAGAAGATATAAAGAAATGGGTTACTTTAGATAGTCAATTAAAAGTTTTAAACGACCGAACCAAAGATATAAAAAATGAGAGAAATGAGTTATCTGATAACATAATGTCTTTTGTTGATGATAATAATCTCTCATCATCCACTATTAAAATTAGTGATGGAAGATTAAAATTTGCTACAAATAAACAAACATCGCCAATAACATTGGGGTTTTTAGATAAATGTTTAATGGAGTTATTTAATAACGAAGAGAAGGTTGGTCAAATAATGGATTATATAAAAGAGAAGAGAGAAGTAAAATATAATTCCGATATTAAGCGCTTTTATAATAATTAATTTATGTCACTAATATGTATATGGATTTAGATTTAGATATTGATAAGGATTTTGTATTTACAACTGATAAAAATGGATGTTTAAGAGGAGGTGGGTTTAAAATAGAATCACATTTATTAAACGAAACTATGAATAATAAAGATGTTCAGACAGGAGGAAATGTAAATATAGTAAATAGTTTTAAAAATTTAGTGGTCCCAGCTGGTTTATTTTATGCTCAGAAGAAGGTTCAGAAAAATAAATCAATTCATTATGAATATAAAGATGAAGAATTAACTGAAGAATTATATGACAAATTGTTAAATATGGTCGATCCAGACAATAAAAAATTACACGCTAGAAAAAGTAAATCCAAAAAAGAAAAACGAAAGAGAAACTCGCGAAAAGTTAAAAAATAATATTGAATAAATTTTAATTAAATATTATTTGTATAATATGTATAATTTTAATAATATAATTCTGTATATGATATTACAGATATTAATAGGTATTGCTATTTTATTTTGTGTATATTTTTATACACAAAACACACAAAATCCAATTAAAGAAACAATGAAAAATAAAGAACTTGAATCTGAAAAAGAACAAGAACCATTTATTCCGAGTGACTCATTTATTGGTTCGAAAAATGGATATGTTTTTAAAAAAGATGATAAAGGTCTTGGATATTATTTAGATATTAGAGAAGACTCCAAACATTTTTATTAAATGGTGCCACTAAAATATCAGGTATTTTTTGTCTCCAATAATCGACTAATTTTTCTTCTTTAATATCCTTTAATGTTCTAGGATATAAGGGTTGTGTATTCATTAAATCCTTTTCTTCTTGTGTAATTTTAGGTTTATATCCATAACAATTAGCACCGAATCGAACATTAGGATTAGCAATATAACCGCCATTAATACCAGCTCTACCGCAATCATTTTCATGACCTTCGACCTTTTGTAAGTAATTCCAAGTATCTTTTTGTGTAGGGAATAATGCCAATTGACTATCAGACCAACCATAACTACACCATTCGGCACCATTTTTATACGAGTTTTCTACTTCACTATATGTAGCTAATCTTCCACCATATGCTTTACATAACGCACCGGCATTATCATAAGTGAATTTATTACCAGGGACATGATATACTTGTTCCTTAATTTTAATTTCAGGAACAGGAGCAATACCTTGATTTGGGGCATCAGGTTGATCAACAGTGAGATCAATCGAAGGTGTTGTAGTAAATAAGTTATTTAACTGGGCAGTTAAATTAATGTTAAAAAAGTATTGTAACCCATTTAATAAAATAACAGCTATAACCACACCACCAAGTAAAACTGTTAATATTTTTCCAGAACCATTACTAGTAGATTCAGACGAACCTTCTTTTTTTCCTAAAGTAGAAAATATGGTGACAAATAATATTATAATTACAGCTAATAATAAGAGCGATGGAACACCTAAATTAATCCCCATATTATTGTTATTATTTGTATTTTCTCCAGAACTTTCAACTATTGGAATACCTAATACTGAATCATAAGATAAGATCATTATTTATATATATTAATTATTTATTTAATTTTTTTCTATAGAATAGACAATAACCAGAAGTATTATTGTCCCCACTAAAATTGTTAATTTTTGTAACATTTGTATCATTAAACAAATACCATTCATTATTTTTATTTTTAACGGTTGCTGTATAATGTCCTCCTAATGTCCCTCCACTATGGTTACAAATACCATATAGTTCATATTTATAACTATCTTTGTCATATCCCTCAACAAAATTACTTAAATCCAAGTCATCAATTTCAATGTCTATAGGTGATTGAATTTTTTTACCAGTAGGAGTGAATCGTTTTAAATCTAACACTAGAACTTTTGGAAGACTCCAAAAAACTATTTTTTTATCGACATCTTCCTTCTCGTTTGTTTTTTCATTTAACCATCCATTTTCACCTTCTAATTTTTCACCTTGACAGTAATATTTGAAACATGTATAAATATCAGTTCTTTTTAAATCAGGAATAGGTAAATCTATAATAAAATATGGTTCTGGTTTCATACTTAAAACCTTTCCATCTTTTTCAATTTTAGATACATGAATACCGTAAAAAATATCCAATATTTCGGAATATTCGTTACTATACATTAGTTTCATCATCTCATAACATTGTTTTGCCATTTCATCCTTTTTACTCTTAACATCTCCTTTTATAACCATATCTACTTCTCTTCTCATACCATTATGGAAAGTTTCTAAAATAAATAGTAAAAATTCAGGTAAATCATTTTGCGCATATCCTGTAAAAATGTCCTTATTTTTATGTTTTGCTACATATTGAATTGCTTTAACAAATCCTCCAGGTGAAATTAATTGATTTTTTTGCCATATTAGTTTTCTTAAATTATCCCATTCAACTAATAATTTAGAATCTAATAAATATGTTTTATTATGGTAAGCAGATAATTTACTTTTATATGCTCCATCATTTTCATCCAAGAAATCATTTAATTCATATGTATGGCTTAATACTTGCATACATGAATTAATAAAACATGTATTACCTAAATTTGCTAGTCCTGATAATCCTTCTCCTGGCATATTAAGTTTATATACTAGATAATGTTTAAACTAATTAAAATTATTATTTAAATATATATTCTGTAAATGTATAATGGAAAATAGCAATACTAATGATTACAATGATGAAATTTATAATAGAAATGTTACGGATAGACTATTGACAATGTATGATAATATGTTAGAATCTAGCGTTCATTCATATATTCAATTAAACACAAATATCCGTACAGTAGAATCTGGACTAAGAGAAATCTTATCACATCAAAGAAATGTTAATTACAATAATAGATCTCGTAATTTTAGTAATAATGAATATAGAAATCCTAGACATCCCTTGCCAGAATCTTTGTTGAGAGAAATGTCTAATTACAATAACAGACCATTAAATAGTAGTTATAGATCGTATACTAGAAATGATTTAAATAATAATTCCAGATTACCACTACGCCAGCAAAGAAGCAGACCATCAGCAGCACAGCCTAGCCATCGTCATATGGTACCAAATTTAGATGCCGAATCCAATGATTTATTAAGAGCATTCTTTCCAAATACATTTACAAATACATTTACAAATGAACAATTAACACCTGTAATTGTTAGACCAACTGCAGAAGAAATAGAGAGAATATCTGAAATAATTCCATTTTCATTAGCGAATTCATTAAATAATAGGATGTGTCCGATTACACAGAGAGATTTTATAGAATCTGATGTAATTATTAGATTAAGAGGTTGTGGTCATTGTTTTTTACAACAACCCGTAAATAGTTGGTTTAGTCGTAGTGTATTGTGTCCTGTATGTAGATATGATGTTCGAAATTATACATCCATTAATGATTTATCTAATAATGAGCAAGTAATAGTTGAAGATGAAATAGATGAAGATGTAATAGATGAAGATGTAATAGATGAAGATGTTACTGATGAAGAATCAATTTACAACAGCAATGATTTAATATCTATAATGAGTAGTCAATTAACACAAGCTATAACCAACCAATTTACGACAGGGATGGATTTATCTTTTAATAATTTAGATAATAGAGGATTAAACCTAGAATATACAATTGAAACCCCAACTGGTGGTTTTACAATATCATCTGCTTCATCATCAAGTATAGGTGAAATGTTGAGAAATTTCAACCAACCTCCAAATCGCCAACAATAATTTAAATGTATTTAAAGTTAACAATAATATTAGTAATATATGATTGATAAGGTAGGTATTTATAATTTTTTCAAAACAATAAAACCATTAGTATTATTTTATTCGGGATGGATATTTTTACATTATGTTTGTTCACAATTATATATATATTATTGTGTTCCTAACACATGGTATGGTATATTTATTTCTCCATTTATGACAATGGCTCCACATTGTAGTGCTTTCAGATGGGTAATATATGAGGCAGGAAATATTCTTTATACTATGTGGATTGGTATAGGATCATGGACCGTTAGCAATTTATTAACATTTAAATCATAAACAAAAACAATATGTATAAAAAATTATTATATTTTATACATATTAAGGATTAATAATTTATTTGAAGAATGAAGTAATATTTTTCATATTATTTTTTCTATTGTCAGTTTCGCGCAGATATTTATCGAATAATAATATTTTAACTTCCTTATTTTTGAGATCATTAATCTTGTCTTCGAGTTTATCTGGGTCATCATATGTATTTCTAAGTGTAGCTATTTTCATTTCAAAATTTTTTTTCTTTCTTTTAAAAGAATCCATCTTTTCTAATACTAATGCAAATACTTGTTGAACTGGTTTCATAATTTGATTTGTTATGTAAAAGGCATAATTAGGTCGGATTTTGTTTTTAGTAATAAATTCAGGGTGTTCAATTTTTTCACCTTGAAGTCCATTTTTATTTTTAGTTTCAATATAAACAAATGGAATTCTGTCACCACTACTAGGTTTATTACCAGGATCCCTTTTACCCATTCTATCAGCTAATACTTTGTGAGCAATTTGTTTAGGATTCTTATAATTTGAACGCAATGACTTGGTAATAATTAGCTTATCCATAGGATATTTTTCTTCAATTATATTTTGTAAACATGATTGTAGAAAATCCTGTGCTTTTTGTATATCTTGTTCTTTCATAAGAATATCGATAACACCTCCATATACATCCTTAACAATTGGAGCATTATCTCTTCTTTTTAAGACAATACCCATTTCATTTCTGCTACATTTATTGGGGTCTAATTCATATTTCATTCCAACATATCTCTTCTTCGATAATAGACAAAATGGCATATATGTTTTCTCATATTCTAAATCGTGTGGTTTCTTTAAAAACTTACTCGCCATTTCTCCGGCTTCTTGAGCCAATTGAATTGTTATATCTAATGCTTTATGTCCTCTAATATCCTCACCTTCTAATGTTTTTAAATTAAATGTAAAGAATACTGAATCTGTATCACCATAAACATATTCCGCATTAGAATGAACCTTACCATATTTGGTATCCACGATTAAATCTCCATATGTTTCTTCAATGACTCGTTTGCCATAAGTTAAGAGTTTTCTTCCAATTGCTGTTGTTGAGGCAGCAACATCTTTTTCATAAAATGTGCTTGTTTTAGCACCACATTGCCCATATAATGAATTGGCTGTTAGTTTATAACTAAGTTGTCGTTTATCTAAAATATTTTTCATAAATTCATCAGTTTGTTGTGGAATCAGCTTTTTTGTAGCTTTTCTTGACGCTAAAAGTTCTTCCAAAATAGAAGGCATAATGGCTTTTCCTTCAGGAAATTGGGCGAACCGACATGTTTTAGTTCCATTATGGACTTTTTCAGATTTACCACGAGGATTATTAATCCACTTAAACGAATCATATGTTACATCAACATACTCATAATCGGGTAAATTATCATATTTAAAGGTTCCATCACTATTGTATACACCACTTTCATTAATCTGTTCTCCTTCTAAATTGTATTCTTTAGTCCAAACCTTACTATCATGTGATAGATTTTCACTAATCATTGACGAGGGATATAGAGAGGCATAATCTACACAAGCTACTGGATTATCTAGATATAAATCACACTTAGGAGGCAAAACAATAGCACCTTCATATCCATCATCAAATAACGGTTTATCCATTACTGGTATAAGTGTCTTCTTTTCTCTACATTTTTTAGCAATATAGCTAGTTAATTTAATACCTTGACCTCTCATTACTAAGAAATTAATAGGAACACTACAGATTTTTGCCATTTCAATATAACCAGTCATTACATCGATTTTATTCATCAAATGATGAACCAAATTACAATCCTGAATACAATATTTCGCAATAATGGCTCGTTCATTTGGACCTTCATTAGTCATTCTAAAAATATCTTGTGGTGTAACATCATCCTTAGCTAATCCCCATCTTACATTCTTTGTCATATCAGGATTTTCAATACTACTAATCTCAAAGGTACCGTCTTCTTTATTTATATTCATAATTTTGAACTTCTGTCCATCTTTATATACATCAGTAGAATGACTTGTTTCTTCAAAATTAATATAACTACCATTTTCCAAGCCCATTAGATTTTTACTATAAATTTTTGTAATGTCATTATTATGTTCAAGTTTTTTGACACCATCGCCAATAAAGTAACCTGATACATAATCCAATTTATATGATGTTAAATTGAAGTCTCGTCTAAAATAATTATATAAATCCACTTGTAATCTACCAGTCATTTTGATAAATTTTAATTCATGTTCTCCACTAGCAATAACAATTTTACTTTCTTCGATATCTATTTGACCTCTTTCCTCATTCTTTTTACCACATACTTCATTCAAATTTCTTGATAATTTTAAAAAGTCTTCTTCACAATGGTTTTCTCGTGCTCTGATGTGAAGAAATTGATAATCAAAACCAAATATGTTATATCCGATAATGATGTCAGGATCTTCTTTTAAAATTAAATCACGCCAAGCGATTAGCAACTCTTGTTCGGTCTTGAAACATTTAATTTCTGAATTGTCAATTTCTGGAACATCGTTACATGTATTCAATGCCAAACAATTATTTAAATAAGGTTTTTGTTCACCATAATTGAGAAATGTAGAACCGATAAATGTTACTTTATCGCCTTCAAGAGATGGAAACCCCGAACCTGTAAACGCATCTGTAAGTTTTTCTACCTTTTCTTCACGTTTAACACTATTATTATTAATTAAATCAATAATAGTTGTTTTCATATCGATTTTAGATTTTTTATTGTTAGTTTCATTTTCTTCTTCATCCCCCAGATCGGGAATACATCTTTCAAACATTCTTTCAATAGACAACTCTTGAGATGATTTCTTACAAAGATTCTCAATATTTTTTGAGAATAGGATATCTAATATTGCGTTTAATTTCTTAACGGTAGGCTTATTTTTAGGATACACTTTATCGACATTAAACATATCATCAAACCCAAAAGCAGTCTTAATAATTTTAATGATTTGTGTTTTAGATACTTCATCATCACTTTGGTCGTAGAATTCCATAATATTATTAGCCAATTTTTTATATGATTTAATTGGAACAGGAAAATCTCCATGACTACTACTAGCTTCAATATCAAAGCTACAAATTTTGTATGGAACTCTGGTTTCCTTTTTATTTAAAGGAATAATATCTTTATTGCTTATAGTAAATTCAAATTTACACGAAGTTTTTTTACTAATAGCTCTTGTTGCTTTTGTAAGAGGTATACAAATCCAACCAGATGGACTAATTTCTTTAATATGAAAATATCTTAGTAAAGGTGGTATATTTGCTTCATATAATTGTAAGTAACTATCTTCATAATAATATCCATCAGAATTGAGTCTCCTTCCATTTTTACCATAAACATAAAACAGATTTTTAACTTTATTCATAACAATCGTATTTTTGAAACTAATTTTAATAAATTTATGTTCTTTTCCTCCGTCAAATCCATATAATTTCTTTTTTTTAATTAACTTACATTCACCGACAGAGTCTTTAAAATACGAACCTACTTTGTCTTTAATATGAAGAAGAAATTCATCTCTTTTGCCAAAATCCCAATCTTCATCAACCTTGATATAAAAGAATGGCATATAGTCATTAATAAATAAACAAAATGTTTCTCCTTTCTCATTGATTCCAAAGACTTGTATAATAAATTGTTTATTATCACAATTTTTTGATTTATCATTATCACTTCCACTAGAGGCATCTTCATTCGATTCGTCATAAATATTAAAATCTAATAGTCGACACGATTTTTCCATAATTGGCATTAATTATTATATTATAGTATAGTATTCTGTTTATTTCTTTTATCAATTTTTTATTAAAAGTTAATAGATAATTCATAATATAACAAATATTATGATTATCTTATACAATGTTGATATTATTATAAAGTAATTATTTAATAACCTCTCATACATGTTTTAATACATTTTTTGTTTTTTTTTCTTGTTTTACAACAAGTTCTACATCCTTTTTTGCCATCTCTTTTACCAATACATTTTGTTCCTCTTCTTATTTTTGTTCCTCCTCTCTGTCGTGTTGATTTATCGGGGTTGGACTTCTTGGTTCTTTTTCCGCCCCCTAGATATTTTCCTATTTCATGGCGTAGTTCATAAGGCATTGTCCCATCGCCTCTATTTCCTACATTTTTTTCACTCATTACCATTGCTAGATTTTCTCTATCTTGTTGTCTTTCCAAATGTTTTGGTAAATTTTGTGCGACAATATGTTGTTTTAATAATTTTATAATTTCTTTGTGTCCATAGCGACTGGCCTCAATGAGAGCCGTATCGCCACCATTATTCTTCGCATTCACATCAGCTCCCTTCTCCAATAGTATTGCCACTGTTTCTGTGTGTCCACTTTCACTTGCCAAAATGAGAGCCGTCCTGCCTTGACCATCCTTCGCATTCACATCAACATCCCTCTCCAGTAGCATTGCCACTGTTCCTGTATGTCCATACCTACTTGCCCAAATGAGGGCCGTTTGGCCATCTGCTCCATTCTCCAGCAGACTTTCCACTTGTTCTGTGTCTCCATTTTTACTTGCCCGAATGAGGTTATTTATTTTTGTTCCTCCCATTGTTTTTTTCCTTTTTTGTTCTTTTATAAAATTACATAGTTGATCACTCCATTGCCATGAACCATCAGTAGCTTCATTTTGTGCTTCTCCAAAGTCAATTAAGAATATATCATTATCGTCATTAACGAATATATTAAATCGATGAATATCATTATGAAATAGATTATTTCTCTCTAAACAGTCAGTGATATCAAGTAGTTTGTCTCTAATAATTTCGCATCTAGTATTTGAAGTTATTTGTGAAACCGAATAATAGTCGTTAGGTACAACTGACATTTGAATATAAAATGCCTCCATTTCTTCATCTGGTTCAAAACCTAATAATTCTGATTTATCTTCTACAAAACCATAATTTCCTAACATAGGCATTTTAAATAAACATTCTCCATAACTTATCTCATCCATTTCATAAATTTTACGCATTTCTTCAAACTGTTTATGATAATGAATTTCAGATAAAGTTTTATTTAATATAGATTGTTTATGTGATTCATCCATAGCCGAGAATAAAAATACTTTTGTAAACATCGGAGGATTTATATCAGAATTTAAAAAATAATTTAAAGTAACTGGAAGACCTCTGCCTTTTAACATATCAGATTTTTTAAGTGATCTTGCATAAGTTCTTTTTATTTTTTTATCTTCAATTTGTGGTCCAAAACTATCTATATTTTGAACATTAACCGTATGATTTAATAATTCTTTAAAATCTGGATTTATTACATCTACAATACTATCTTCGTCAGAGCTACTATCAATTTCTAGTGGAGATAGTGTTGTATATGTTTCATTGGTTGTTTCCCCTAAATCCATACTATATTCATCATCACTTGGTAATTGAAGTGACAATGTTGGTTTACTTTTTAAAATTGTTGTCATAATGAATTATATATATTATTATATATAATTAATTATTTAAATATTTAATTATTTTTGATTTATCTTCTGCTGTAAGACTTGTGTGTATGGCCATGTGAGTGGGAGTGTTTTCGTTGAGTGCGTTTTTGAGCAGCGAATAATCCAAATGGAACAGCTGCTTGTGTTAAGAATCCACCCTTTCTGCGTCTAGAAGCAGACTTACCTCCTCGGTGACATTTACATTTACATTTCTTAGAACATCTACCTTTTCTTGAACCTTTTCTTGAACCTTTTCTTGAACATCTACAAGACTTTCTCATAGTTTTACCTTTTTTAGAACGCTTACGACCTCCCAATTGAGGTCCGGGCCATCCTCTAGCTTCGGTTTGACACACTCCATATTGAGCACCATCTGTGTAAGAACAAGATGATGATCCTGAGGCGATATTTTGTTCAGCTCTTAATTCACTTCCTGTCATTATATACTAATGTAACAAAAAATAATCATACGCATTCAAATATAATTAAATAAAATTATATTTGAAAAAAATATTTAACGTTTATATCTTCTAGACTTTCTATTTTTTCTAAATGTTTTCTTACTTCCTCCCTTTTTGCTTTGACTTCTTTTTTGCCAAGCAAAAATACCGAATGGGACAATAGCCTCTTTAACAAGAGCACCATATGAGCCACCTTTCTTGCTCATTTGTTCAGAGCATCCCATACCAGCGCGTCTTGCGCGTCTTGCGCGAGAAGCAGATTTACCTCTTCCGCGAGAGCGGGAAGCAGATCTAGCTCTTCCGCGGGAAGCAGAACGAGAACGGGATCTAGCTTTTCCACGGGAAGCAGATCTTCTGCGAGATTTTCCACCGGTCATATCAGTGGAACCAGTGGCGGAATCATTACTCATTTGTGCGCGATGCGCGTTAACCGACTGCTTATGTGAATCATCAGCAATTTGTGTGCGATGAGCGCTAGCAGCAAGTTTATGTGAATTGTCAGAACTACTCATTATATAATGGATTTAGAAAATATTATTTAAATTTAATGTTTTTAAGTTATTACGCAATAATAAATAGAAAATCCCTAAAATTAGTAAAAAACTAATTATAACAAAAATTAACGATAAATATATATATGGATAAATCTCTTGAACTATTAAACTAATAATGGGTTTAAATAATTCTTTCATTTCTTTTTTAACATCTTCTCTAGATAAAATTAATAAGCATTGTTCAATTAATTGATCCTTCATTAATTTATTATCCTATAAAAAATCCTAATATTTAGCGTGTTATATTTCTCTATATTTAATCTTTATTCTTCTATAATGGAACAGGAAATACATTTTACTAATAATGAATTTGATTTTACACAATTATCCATCTCACAACCGATTTCAGTTCAAGGAGGTGCCTATTTTACGAAACTTAAAATGAAAAATGATACTTTATATATTCAATTACCTAAATGTGTTACGAAACAAGGTTTAAATGAAACTAACAAAAAGGCATACATGGATTTAATGTTCAATAATGACGATGAATATGTTATCGAATGGTTTGAAAATTTAGAGAACAAATTAATTGATTTAATATACCAAAAAAAAGATATTTGGTTTCAAAATGAAATGGAGAAGGAAGATATTGAAAATTTTTTCAATCCAATATGTAGACCATTTAAGGGTGGAAAATTTCATTTAGTTAGAATAAATATTCCTAGAAATAAAACATTAAGTTCACAATATCATTGTAATGTGTATGATGAAAATGAAAACATTATTCCTATTCAAGATATAAATGATAAACATTCTATTATACCAGTTCTTGAGATACAAGGTATTAAATTCTCAGCTAGAAATTTTCAATTAGAATTACTTGGTAAACAGATTATGATATTAAATAATAAACCATTGTTTAAGGGTTGTGTTATCAAAAGAAGTAACGAAGAAAATACAGTTGAATCTAAAGAACCTGAAAAAGAAAGTGAATTAGAAGAAACAATAAACAAACATATAACTGATAATATTCAGTCATCTTTAGGAGATAATTCTAAAAAGATTATTCCCGAAAGTGTAAAGAATACACTTCAAGAGTCTATATTAGAAACATTAGCTGATGATAATGCTGATGATAATGCTGATGATAATGCTGATGATAATGCTGATGATAATGCTGATGATAATGCTGATGATAATGATGAGGTCGATGATAATAATTCGGAAATAACTAAAGTAATTGAATCATCAAATAATGATATTGACCAATTCGATAAAGACTCGGATATACACGAAGAAAATTTAGAAGAAACATCCGATACAATTGACTCAATTGATTTAGAAGATATTACAACTCGATTACCAATTAACAATAATGATTCAAAAATAACACTAAAAAAACCAAACGAAGTATACTATGAAATCTATAAAATTGCCAAAGATAAAGCCAAACAACATAAAAAAGCTGCTATATCACATTATTTAGAAGCAAAACAAATTAAGAATACTTATCTTTTAGACGATTTAGATAATAGTGATGAATCGTCTGATGAAGAAGATAGTGATTCAGAAAAAGTAAAAAATGAAATAAATGAAATCGTAGAAGAATTATCATAGTTTAGTAAACTTTAGAACTATATTGGAAATAATTGTTAAAATATATTTTTAATTATGAAAAAATATTTTATCCTTTATTTTATATAATGGACTTCATGAAAAACCTCAAAAAGCTCAAAGTAGAACATGTAATCCTCTTTTTAATCGGAGCATTGTTTTTAATATTCCTTATCAATTCTTATAGTGCTGATAAGAATTCTAGCTCTGAACAAATGAGTAACAATGCCCGCAGAAACCAAGCTGCTTACAACCAACAACAACAACAGTCCACTAATAGTGGAGTTCAACCTTCTTCGCCTTTAGGTCAAAATGAAACTTATGCCTCTGCCCAAGGTATTTCTACTTCTAATCAAGGTCTTCCTCCTTCTTGCTCTAGAGCTCCTGTGGCTGATCCTTCTGAACTTTTACCTAAGGATACCAATAGCCAATGGGCTCAATTAAACCCAATTGGTTCTGGTGACTTACAAAATGTAAACCTTCTTCGCTCTGGTTACCATATGGGTATTGATACTGTTGGTAACAGTTTAAGAAATGCTAATCAACAAGTTCGTTCTGAGCCTGCTAATCCTCAATTAAATGTTGGTCCTTGGAATAATACTACTATCTCTCCTGACACAATGAGGACTCCTCTTGAAATTGGACAAGGTGGTCAATAATTAAATAAATTAATATAATTTTTATTATAATAATTTATTATAAATGAAAATTCGTATTAATATGTTTGGTTTTGTAATTATTTTATTTGTAATTTTAGTTGGTCTTAGAATATATTATGAGTCTGATGTATTTAATCTCAGATGTATTGTATCTACTGTTGATGGTAAAAAATATTGTGTCAGAGAAAGGAAAAATGTCACAAAAGCATCTAATCTTTTAGCAAGAACAACAGAGAAATTAGAATATTTGGTTGAAAATCTTGGACAAAGATATCGTGATAGAGAGAATGTTAAACGAATGGTTAAAAATTTTAATCCAACTACCATAAAGGAAACATTACCTACCAGTGAATACACAGCATATAGTGAGAATAAAGGAGAAAAATTAGCTTTTTGTCTTAACAAAAAGAAATCAAATAATGAAAATTTAATTGATTCAAATACACTTACATTTGTAGCAATTCATGAATTAGGTCATATTATGACCGAAAGTGTAGGTCATACGGAAGAATTTTGGAATAATTTTAAATTTCTACTAGAAAATGCGGTAGAGTTAAAGTTATACACCCCTGTAGATTATAAGAAAGAACCTGAAAATTATTGTGGTATGGATATTACTGATAATCCTTATTATGATTTTTAAGTTAAAATTATTTAAAAATTTAATATTAACTTAATTTTAATTCTATTTTTGAGTTAACTGTTTGTTTCTCATTTCCATTTTTATCTTTTATAGTAAAATAAAAATGTGGAGCGTCGTCGTAATGAATTTTAACAACTTTATATACATTGTAATTATGAGATACGAACATCCCTTCTTGTATTTTTTTAAAAATAGCTAATGATGTATGTTTTCCTTTTTCGGTAACTTCTTCTAGTAATTTATTTTGAATCATAAAATAATTTTCAGGAATATTTGGAAAATGTGTATCACAGTCATAAGAATCATTTATTAAAGTAATATATAATTCATTAATTAAAGACAACTCTAAAAATTTTTTGTATATTTGAGAACCACCTATAACCCATATTTTATCATATGTTTTTTCATCTAAATATTTTAGTAGCTCTGTAATATCTGAAAACGATTTTATAATTTTACCATCTTGACTATAATTTAACTTTAATGTTTTACTCAATATCAGATGGTCTCTACCTTTCAGAAACTTTATACTACTCCATGTATTCCTTCCAATAATTATCGCATTATTACCATTCCCAGTGGTTATATTCTGAAAATGTTTAAGATCTTTATTTAAAGTCCATGGTAGGTTATTATTTTTCCCTATACCTTTGTTTTTATCCATTGCTACAATTCCATTAATAAGCATAATATATATATAAAATAATATTTTGATTTTATATATATAAATGACTGAAATATATAAATTGATACATTTAGATGAAGATAATGTTAATAATATGATTGTTTTTTATGGTAACATTGATATTGACTTGACCAAATTATTTGTATCTGATAAGCAAAATATTGTTTTTGAAGGATTATTTAGTAAGGAGGAGATCGATACAATAGTTACTCAAAATATTCAAGTTATTTTCTCTACACAAATTATTTATTTAGATGATACTATTGAAACTATTAAAAAAAAAATTATAATTGCTCTAGATAATACTATTAGTTTTGATGAAATATATTTGTTTGGAAAACAAATACAAAATCTTAATAATTCAAAAATATATGAATTTTTAACCCAAAATGGAAAATTTGAATTAACCCAAAATATTTTCTTTCAATTTCTCTCTAACATCAATAATATTAATCTTGATTCTGTTCCTATAAAAGATATTTATTCTTATAATGATGTTATCGATTTAAATCTAATTGAAAATCCTCAAATAGTTAACATTCCTTTAGGTCAACGTTCTATATTAGGAGATAGTATTTATAGTTTCTCGTCCAATCCATTTAAATTAATCGATTTTGATAAAATCTTAAAATCTAACGCCGATAATGTTATTACAACAACCAACAAGGATCTATTATTATCTAATGGGTTTTTATTTGAAAATACATTGTATTTATGTGCAGCAACTGATGTATTTAAATCAGTTGTTTCTAAAAATATTTCGGAAAATGTAACTACCAAAATATATTTTCCTTTTTTAAATAATAAGAATATAAATGATATTAAGTCTTTGAATGATAACAAATTAGAATTATTAGATGAAAATAAAGATTTAATTAATATTAAATTTGATAAACAGATTAATAATATATCATTATTTCACAAAATTTATAATTCAAGAAAAAGTGAATTAAATTACATTGAACAAGGTATTAATACAATTCAATTTTCAATGGCTCAAGATTCGGAATATAATGTTCCTCTTGATATTATTTTTAAATTGATACACGCTACTAAAAAAATTCCTTTAATTAAGTTCAATCCATCTAAGAAACAAGAAAAAATATATAGATTATATTGTGACAGAGTAGCAAAAAATGGTAAAAAAATTCCTTATTTATCAAAAGGATTAATTTTTAAACTAACAAAAACAATTGGACAATCTAAACGTGTTTCATGTTACATTGAACATACTATAAATAATGAAAAAATTCCTATTATATTAGAATTTGATAACTTGGCTAATATTTATGTTAATATTGAATTCAAAGATACCAAATCTATACCAGACATTGAAGATATTATTAAAAAAACTATTAATCCTGTTATTTCGGATGTTAAAGAATATCTTGAGTCTAGTGGTTATACAATGAAATTTTTTGATAATTTATATGATAAAAATATTGATATTATTAATATTAAATATTTTTCATATATTTCAGTTGAGAAAAATATTAATTTAAATAATTTATTAGGATGTGTTTCTAGTATATTCAATGTTTTAGTAGGCGAGCTTAAAAAGGGTATAGTTATGAGATATAAGCGTGTATCAAATTTTAATGAAATGGATAGTCAAGAAGCATTTATTGTAGAGTTATTGAATCGGGCAAATGAAGACGAAGATATTGTTAAATTATTAATGGATAATTTTCAGTTATCAGAAACAGAAGCACAACTTAAAATAGCCGAGTTATTGAACAATTTACAAGTTGTTCAAACATTAAATAAAAGTAGAAAACTTAAAATTAAAAATAATCCTGGATTTTTAACCAAAATTACACAAGACCAATTTAAACAAAATATTATGTTAGAAATGGATAACATCAATAATATATTTTATATGTCTATTATTCCAATTTATTTAGATTCATTAATCAGAATTACGCAGTATCCGGAATCATCTGATGTCAAAATAGAAACAATTGATACATTATGTAAAACAAGACAAGTAGATGATTTAAATCAAGTGGATGATATAGTAGCACCATCGGAAAAGAAAATTACTGAAAATATTCCTGTAGCAGTTATTGCTCAAGATCTTACTTTTGGAGAAGCAACAAAAAACATAAAAGATAAATCTATTAATGTATTGGATTTTTTATATGATGATTCTGATTATGATGAAGATGATGATGAAGATGAAATTGAAATAGACGAATATGAATTAACAGGTGGAAATTCTGACGAGGGTATTGATATTGATTTAGAGGACGATGATGATGATGATGATGGAGTTAGTGTTGATATGGATGGAGATCAGGGCGATGATGATGATGGAGAGCAGGGCGATGAAGGAGTTAGTGTTGATGTAGATGGAGAGCAGGGCGATGATGATGATGGAGAGCAGGGCGATGAAGGAGTTAGTGTTGATGTAGATGGAGAGCAGGGCGATGAAGGAGTTAGTGTTGATGTAGATGGAGAGCAGGGCGATGAAGGAGTTAGTGTTGATGTAGATGGAGAGCAGGGCGATGAAGGAGTTAGTGTTGATGTAGATGGAGAGCAGGACGATGATGAAGTTTCTATTAAAGAAAAAACACCATCTCCTATTAAAGAAAAAACACCATCTCCTATTAAAGCAAAAATCTCACAAAGTATTCGTAAACCAAGTAAATTAAGCATTCAAGGAGAAGAAAAATTAGAAAGAAACATTACTGGTATGAAAATAGCAGACCCTAATCCATTTTTTAGAGAATTAAATAAAAAAGATCCTATATTATTTTTAACTGAATCTGATGGTAAATTTGACAATTATTCTAGAGCTTGTCAATGGAATAAAAGAAGACAACCAGTAGTATTAACTGACCAAGAAAAAAATAGAATTGATAAAGAACATCCTGATTCTTATGAGCACGCAATAAAATATGGTTCAAATCCAGATAAACAATTTTGGTATATTTGTCCTAGATATTGGGATTTAAAAACAAACACCAGTTTAACCAAAGAGGAAGTTGATAGCGGTAAATATGGAGGTATCATTCCACAAGATGCAAAGGTAGTTCCTCCTGGAAAAAATATATGGGAATTTTATGATCCTAAAGAGCATATGAAAGATGGAAAATATATACAACATTATCCAGGATTTTTAAAAGATGATAAACATCCAGATGGTCTATGTATACCATGTTGTTTTAAGACTTGGGACAAACAATCACAAGTAAAACGAAGAAAACAATGTCGACAAGTAGAACAAAAAGATAAAGACGAAGAGAGAATTGATGAAGATAATATAGAAGAAGTTAAAAACTCAAAATCAAAACAAGATGTAGATGATTATATTAAAGGCCCAGAAAAATTTCCTTTACAAATAGGGCGTTTTGGATATCTTCCTTTTATTCTACAGACCTTTATTGGCACTGATAATAAAAAATGTCAGATAAGTATTACCAATAAAAATTTAAAGAAAAAACATCCGTGTTTTTTAAGAAAAGGCATTGAAGGAGATAAAAATAAATCATTCATTGGATGTATTTCTGATATTGCTTCAGATAAAGAAGTAAAATCAATTAAGAATTTTATTAGTGATGTATTAATCAAAATGTTAACTCCGGATGTTTTTATTAATCTTCAAAATGGTTCATTGATAAGTGAATTTCAAGATACTGAATTAAAAAATACAGATACGACAAATATAGAAGATTCGGATATATATACGAAATTAAAGGATAAAAATATTATTCAATTACAACGAATTAGCAGTGCTTATAAGAATTTTATTGATTATCTAACAACCTCTAACTCATATATTGATTATACTTATCTCTGGGATTTAATTTGTAAACCGAATGATTTATTATTTAAAAAAGGAGTAAATATGATTATCTTAAATATACCATATGATGATATAACATCTAATATAAATATTGTTTGCCCTACAAATGCTTATTCATTAAATAAATATGATGAAAAGAAAGATACTATTATTCTTCTTCAAAAATATGAATATTTTGAACCAATATACATTGTTCAAGATGAAAGCAAAAATAACATAATGAGTTTAACTACAATCAAATTTTATACACCTGAATTGTTATCAAGAGTTCCTCATTTAAAAACATTTTCTGATACTATAAAAGAAATATATAGCTCAAGGTGTAAACCAATGCCTAGTTTACCAAATAAATATAAGTATAAAGAATTAAAATTTAAACGAAATATTACATTGGAAAAAACCAAGCAAATATTAGATAAATATAACATTGATATAGTAGATCTAGTTGTAAATTATGATAATAAAGTAATAGGAGTTAATATTAGTAAAGATGGATCAATTGGATTTATTCCATGTTTTCCATCTGGTATTATTTCAGGATATGATTTGGTAGATATCGAGAATGATGAAAATAATAAAACAATGGAAGAAACACTACAATTTTTAAAGTTGATATTAGATAAGACTAATAATGAGATATTATGTAAACCAGTAGTTAAAATACTAGAAGACGAGTTAGTTATTGGAGTATTAACAGAAACAAATCAGTTAATACCATTAATAGAGCCTGAACAAAATACAGACCAAAGTATTAAATATACAATAAACGATGATAATTTTATACAAATTAATAAAATAACACAAATAAGCACAAAACAAGATAAAACTCGAGAAGAATATGTTAAAAAGGTTAAATTAGAAACAGAATTATACAATACTTTTAGAAATACTCTAAGAAAATTATTAAATAATTATAAAAATAGAAACGATAGAAGTGAAATAGAAGAAGTTGCCAACTCTCCTAGAATGTTATATTATACGCAATTAGAAAAACTAATATTATTATTAGAATCATTAATGAATGATAATGTAAGTTTTATTCCAAACAACGAGGATAATATTAAAACAATTGAGGATAATTTAAAGAGCGATGGTGATGTTTTATTAATTCCCAATAATAATTTATTGAGTAGCTTGGATAATAAAGAAATATATTATAGCAAACTTGCTGATGAGTTAATTAGATATGTTCGAATTAAACAATTTATGTTTAAACCCAAGATGTTTTTATCGTTTACAAATCTTGAATACAATTTGAATGAAAATGAAATTATTTTATTACAATCTCTCTTAACACAAGACTATTTTGATGATTTGATTCCAGATAATAAAAGTAAATATATATCATTCACATCATATGATACAGTTGAACCAAATACAACAATTCCATACGATAATACATATGATATACAAATTGGAAAACAAATTGGAAAACAAATTGTTAATGATAGTAAGTTAGCTAATATTCCAGTAATAGTTTCCAAAGACTTTAAGATATATAATAATTGTCCCATATTAAATAAGGATATATTCGCAAAATTAAAATTAAAGTTTAGAGGAGGTTATAAAGAAATCAATTTTTCGTCAGAAAATACTAATTGTACATTTGATGTAGTATTAACTATGATAAATAATTATACTTCGGAAATTATAGATGTAATGGGAATTAAAAAAATACTAGCTGAAGAATATACAAAATTATTTAATAAATATCCATCTGATATAGTAAGTCTATTAGATTATTATGGATATATTCTCTCGTCTAAAAATCTGGCTAATAGGTCTGTTAATATAGAGTCTATCATAATGTCTGACAATTATTATATCACTACTTTTGATTTATTATTGATTTCAAATAAGTTTAATATTCCCATAACATTAATTGCTCCTCATACTTTTAAAGAAAATGATAATGAATACTTATGTTTTAATATTAATACCAATAACACATTTATTATTAGAACATCAGGTATAAATAAATATAAACATCAAATTCCAAAATATAAAATGATTATTAATAAGAGTGGTGAAGGACTATTGTCGATAAGAGATTTACCTGAGCAAATAATTCAAGATGAAATAAATAGTCAACAAAATGATTTAATAGAAATTTTAAAAACATATAAGAAACTCGATGAAATTATTGCGGAAAATAAAAATATTAAATTAAAAACCAAATTAAAAACCAAATTAAATCTAAAATAAATAAATTAAATAATTATATCAATTTATTTATACTAATTACACATACGATAGTATTGTTATTATAGGTCATTAATATCATCATCAGTATCGCTGTTATTACTAATATCAGCTTCAATATTAAAAATAAACCTAGTATCATTTAATTCATCTTCACTAGTTTCACTAGTTTCACTATCGAAAATGTTTTCATATTGTTCAATTGATGCGAATGGATTATTAACAATATGATGGTCTCCTGAACTATTTACTATAAATTCATTAAATTCTTCACCAATATCAATATCAGTATCAGTATCATTATTTACCGTGGATGTTGGTGTAGTTGTCGCAGAATTTAATAAATCATTAATAACATGATAATATTTTTCCTTTATGATAATCATTTGTTCATTGGTAAAATTGATTTCTTTAATTGTGTTTGATGACAGTAAGATATTTTTATTTTCAATAATAGATTTATTAGAAGATTCAAAAACAGGAAATGTTGTGTAAATATTCGATTCTTTAAAATCAATAAAATATCCTTTATCTTCTATTGATATAAATTCTGGTTTAGGTATATAAGAATTGAATGGTAAAAATATACACTGTTTTTCTTCGTAAATTAATCTACTAATATAATATATTTTTCGAATACTTAAAGATATAATCTTTCTTCCGAATAATGGATTCTGTTTTTTAAACTCGCGTAATAATTTATTTAATTTCATTCTATATTTAATTCTTATATCTGATTCATAAGAATAATTAGCCAATAAAAATGGTTTAATAAACTGTCCCATCACTTCGACTAATCTTTTAGATGGAAATTTTTTATCAATATTAAAAGTATTGTTAATTTTGATATTCTTTCTATTATAAGTAGCTATCATAGATCGAATATAAGACATTTTTCTACTATCTGTTAACAAATGACAATTATTAATAATATAATCTTTAATTATAAATTGATTATAGTTTTCAAAATGTTTTATATCAAAATTACTTTCAAAAAATCGTGAAAATAAAGTAGGCATTGTAAGATTAGATTTTTTAATAAAAAAATAAATATTATATAAATTTGAAATAGAAAATGGTTGATTATCCCATGGATTTTTTATTTTTTTAGGTTCAGGAAAAAAATTTACCTCGTAAGATAAAGAAGAGTTAATAATACGAATTAAATCAAACATAGAAAATTGTGATTTATGTTTATTATGGATAAGAGTAATATAATATTTAGAATTCATAGAAGAAATTGGATTAAAGTTGAGATCTATTTGTTCATTAAGGGATTTATTAGTTTTTAGTAAACAAATTTGTTTGAATTTATATAAAGCAAGTAGTTTTCTTTGAACACTATTGAATATTGGTAAAATATCTGTAGAGGAGTTAATTGTGTTTTGAAATAAATAGTTTTTTAATATAAAGAATTTATATTCAATATATTTTCTCCAATCATAGCTATCTTTTTGTGTGGAAAAATTAGATTGAAAATATGTATTGAATAAATTAAATTCTTTACATTTTTCTAATTCTTTATTAAAAAAATGTTCAAATATATTCATCAGTTATTATTAGTAAGATATAATATTATATTTATATTCATATAACGATAAAGTAAAAATATACATAATATATATATATTAT